ATTGCTGTGTAATCGACATCATGCAATTCAGGGTTGTAGGAATAATCGTTTTGGCAGAGAATTGCATGTTTTGGTTCTCCAGCGTAGCCTATGTATATGCCTACGCTTTTAACGGGAACCGGGATTCCTGCGGTGGTGAAGCTGGATCCGATGCTTGCGTCGTTCCAGAATATGCACACAAGGTCTCCTGGTTCAAGCTTTTCTGTTTTCTTTTTCAAATTCTCATTCTTCATAAGTTTTCATCCCTAACTAACCAGAAATCCCACTTTACCCGTTTTCAAGTCGCGCTCATCTTTCTTATCACTCAACATCATATTCTTGTTTAAATATCCACACAAGTTGTCCATCTAAGGTCATTCCAATAAGAAATGGGAGTTTAAGTTTGTGAATGTGTTTTGCCAGAAATGTGTCGCTGCCCAGTCCCGCATCGGTGAATGCCTTTGAAACTATTTCTAAAAGCGTCTTTGCAAAAGAGTCTACGCCGCCTCCTACGTCTGAAAATGCTAATTCTCTTAAAAGAGCAAAAACGTCAACTCCATTAGCCACATCACTGAAACTCATTGTTTTAAATGGAATAACAAAAACATCTACTCCATGTCCCGTATCAGAAAACATTATTGCTTTGAAAGGAATGTTAAAACTGTCCACTCCTTGACCGGCATCAACAAAAAGTAAGGCTTTAAATGGAATGTTAAAAGCGTCTGTTCCCATTCCTGAATCAGCAAAGGCTTTTTCGATAAAACCTATAACTTCTTTTGTGAATACATCTGAGCCAAGTCCTGCATCGGCAAATGCTTTCGACAAGAGAACAGCAAATGAATCCGAACCTAAGCCAACATCTGAAAAGTTCATAGCTCTGAAAGGCGTGTTAAACGCTTCTATACCGTGCCCAACATCAGCAAAATCTTTTAGGGTTGGTCCGCCTACGGCTTCTGCCATAGCGTCAAACTCGTACATGCGTTCAGTAACTTCATTTCTTAAGCATACTAATTTGATATATCGCCCGTTTTTGTCGAAAGTTCCACTCAAATACCAAGAACCCGATGCTGTTAAAGCTCCACTAAAAACAGGGTCGCCCCAATTTTCAGGGTCATCGCTAACATAAACGGTGCATCCAAAACCAGCACCCCAATTAAAGTATATTCTAATCTGAGTTATCTTCAATGTGCTACCCATGTCAAAAATAATCCAATGATAGTCAGTTGCATTGTGTTTCCAATACGTTGCCGTGTTATCATCAATAGCTAAAATTGCAAGGTATGGGTCTGTTTCTCCGCATTTGCTATGAACCGCTGAGGGCGTAGTCCAATCAGCCATTTAAGTCGCCTTTAAGTCCACGTTATAGTTCCCGTTAATCTCCAAGTTTGCCCAGCTGGTTTCGTGCCTAAACTTGTGTTTTGCCTGCAAGCGTCAATCGCTTCACCTGCACCGTTATCAATCGCTTCTTCAAGCCAAGCCCATTCCGCTTCTCCTGAAACAAAGTCCGATTGAAACACTAAATCGTGGTCGCCGCTTTTTTGAGGATAACCTGCGTTCATTCCCTTGTAAAGTTTACTCGCACCAATTAATCCTGTCTGTGTATCTGCAGGAGCAGTTCCATCATTACCGACACCTGTTCGTGCATTGGTATTATCCCATTTAGTTGCTGCGCTTCCTACTCCAGCTATATGATACATTAATGCAGTTATGCCTTCATGCAAGAGACAATTATGCGGCTTGCCTTTGATTACTTCATATGGCTTAACATTTTTCTCTTCGATTTCTTTGCTGTCTTTAGCCAGAAACTTTTCTACTTTCCACGTGACTCTAACAGCTGTTAAATCAGAGAACCTTTTCGTCGTTTCAACGCCTACGTTAAACGAATCTGTTCCTTTCGTTTTCTCAGAGAACTTACGCAATTTTGACACCTCTTCCCTCAATAAGAGCTATTAAACTTTTCATTTCCTGAATTTCATTGGCCAGCTCCCGTAGTGGTTTTGTTTCTCTTGTTTTCATGCACGTTACGTAAACATCGCCTTTATCATCCGTCAACAGTTGCCATTCAGCGTTGCTTCCTATTTCTTTCATACTCATTTCTTTTTATTCCTCCATTATTTTCGGTTTCTCGCATAGTCAGGCAAGCTGGCTATGTTCGAGCCACCTCTTTTAATGTGCCATTAGCATTCCATGAAAAAGTGAGAGTGAAAAGCAGCGTTCCATCAGGATCGTACACCTTAATCGTAGAAACCCTTCCATCCGCATTCCATGTAAAGGCGAATTTAGCGATTTTCTTCCCTATGGGCGCGCTCGTCAACTGGCTTAGAATGGCGTTATGAATTGATTCGCCAGCCCAAGTCAAGCCTTAATCACCTTTTTGAATCTAAGCTTCCGCCAGAACCTTTTCAGTCGACAGGATCTCTGTTTTAACTCTCCAAAAATCTCAAGGTCTCCATTTTCACTAAGAAGCATAATTGCCTTGCCTTTCGGATTCAAGAAAACTAATCCCTTTCCCATGTTGATGTTCTCGGCTTCTGTGATGCGAAACTCATTGTTAAAGAGAATGTCTGCGTGCACCCAGTTTGCACAGTTGACGCTCACTGCAACAGACAAAGTGTTTACAGCTATGGAGTTGGGGCTTAACGCTTCACCTGCATGATTATGATCTCTCGCGTGATGATCATCAGGTCCTATTCCCGTATGTTGTGAATGGGCGTGGCTACACTGTTTAGTGCTTGGATGAAAGTATTGTCTATTACAACTGCTCGCTATGCTCATCGTGTTACAGTTTATAGCACTCGGTGAGATAGTTTCTCCAGAGTGACTATGGGCTGGGAGATCAACGGCTACTATAGAGGCGTACATAGGGTCAAACTCCGTCCCATACCCTCTGATGTATTTGCCAGCATCACCACGAGGCATTCTGGCCAATAGAAACTGCCCGCTTGTGATTATGGCTGCATCCGCAAGAACATTCTGCAGAACCCTCGCCGGCGTAATAACTATAATGTCGCCGATGTTGAGCTGACCTACTTTCGCAGAAGCACCAACGTTAAGGTATTTAGTCCAAATTTCAAGCCAGCGACAAGCGTCTCTGCCTAAAAGGCCATGCTCATTATCACTCGGATCAAAATGATGATCCACAATAGAAGTGCCAGCCTTGTTTTTAGTGCGGAAATTAATTATTGCTACTGCATCATTGAATGGACCTACATAATTTGGAGAAACCCAGCCTGTAATCTTGTCCCATCCGCCATCTTCTTGACTGGGCCATTGAACACCATTATCGTTGCCCGTTTCATGTGACACGTGGTGATTAACAAGACCACCCCCTCCGCCTATGCCTCCGCCTGATGGTGCTCCCCTACCAAGTTTTGTGCGTGCAAGCTTTTCAACCGTGACAGTTGTTGCTCTTAAGCCATAAAGATAGTCAGCCAGCATGGGCGGTACTTTTCCAAGTTCAAGCGTTATTTCAAGCGTCTGTGTTTTAGCGTCCACGTGGTATTCAACGCTTTCAATGCGATAGTCAGAGTCAACATTCTCGTTAGGTAATGTTACATGAATTTTGTCTCCAGCGAAAAGCGGCGTATTTCCATAATCAATCACGGTGCTTCTGATAGTGAGATATTCTGCAGGGTCTTTGAAGTAAGCAAGCAAAGCCTTAGCACGCAAATTACATTCATTGTCGCTTGTAAGTTCCTCATCTGTTTCCGTTAATTCTCTAAGTCCATAAGCGTTTTGGCTTGCTGAATCTTCGGCTGTCCCAGTGAAAGGTCCGTTCAAAAATCCGAAGTCGCCATCATATAAAATGTATGTTGAAATGTCAAGGGCGCTTATTATGAGTTGTAGACCACTTATTTGGCTCCATTGGGGATTTCCCGCTCCTATTGTCCAAACTCCATTGGGATTATTGTTAGCGTTATACATGTTGCTGGATCCTAAACCTAATGAGATAAGACCCCATTGTAGAATACACTTGCTTTCAAGAAGTGATGATATATTCGCTTGGAAATAATTTGCACTATCAGGTGCGAACAATCTGACATAGCCATAGCCTCCCCCCAAATTTCCTGGCATCCAAGCCCACATAACAAAAGTTTGATATTTGCTTATGGCGCCGAATGTACGGTAAATGTTTCCCACTACATCGGCAGGAGCGTTAAGTCGAAGAGCGTAAGTTCCTTCCCTTGATCTCGTATCTAACTCGATGCTTCCTGAAACCGTTGTCCAGCCATCCAATGATTCACTCCAAAGGTCCAAGTTTGCTGGAAAATTTTTTCCTTGACAACCATAAACTCTAATTTTATTTCTTATTCGCAGAATGTCTTTGCGGTATTCGCTGTCCTCGATTTTTTCTGAAAGGCTTACAGATGATGTTTTACTGTTTTTGGGGAAAAACTCAAACTTACCGTCTGGAGCCACACGAAAATCGTAGCCTATAACGCCAGCAAGATCAGATGATTCAGCAATATATTTCAGAATATCCCATACCGGCGAATTTTCGTACTCCAAATGCGTAAACGTAGTATCCGTATTTTCCACGAGTTCCGTGGAATCTCTAACGTGGCTTAAGCCAACATAGTAATCAAGCAGGTCCTTAACGATTTCTTCGCCCTTTTTGTTGTCATAAGTTTTGGTTACGACTCTGCGGAAAAGCCATTCTCCCCAACATCGCCCACTAACACGGATATAATATTCCGTTGATGTAGGAGATAGGCATTGAACCTTTTCAACACGGCAAGTTATGATCTGTGGAACATTTGCTCCTCTTCCGATGCTTATGCTTCCATCCATGCCAACGTTAATAGGTGAAGTCCCGCCCGGGCTATACTTTTTATCCCAATTTTGCAGCAAAACCTCAAAGCTGCTTACTTCTTTCGTGCAACCAAGATGAACCCTTAAATCGATTACATCTCCTTGAGGTGGAGCCACAGAACCAAAGGCAATTGCACATTTAGGAATTTCAACGCTCATTCTTACTCAACACCTCTACGATACATGGCTTGCTCTCCAGCTCTGCTTATACCTCGTGTAACTGTGGGTGTTTCAGCAGCAGTCGCATTATATTCCTTGACGCTTGCTGTTGCAGCGTTCATTTGGCTTGCGAAATAAGTCATGGCTGCTGCTGCAGCAATAATCACACCAATTCCAACACCGGTTAAAGCAAGAAACGTTGCGTGGCTAATGTTTAAGGCGTTTTGAGCTGCAGTTGCTGCCCATGTAATGGCCGTTTTGATGCTGTGGGCTATGCCTGAAGCGGTTACGGCTCCTGCTGTGGCTGTTTCGGTTGTTCCTTCAATCGCAACTGCAGCCGTGTGTCCAGTCGTCATAAGCGTTAAGAAGCTGTACATTCTGGCGCATGTGGATACAAGCATTATGACCATCATGATCGTGCGAAGGTACTTGCTTGTCTCCTTGTCTACAAGTCCAAAATCCGAGGCGAGTGTTATGAGTTCTGTACCCATCATGGCGGTAGTTCTGATGCCGCCGGCGATAGTGCGCAAGCTCACGGTACAAGATTCAACGTGTGTTTGCATGTCAGTGAAGCTGGACCCTGCAGCCTTAACGTTCCCGCCCATGTCCGTTACAGCACTGCGAACAGACTCAAAGGTAGGCGTCGCCTCATCAACTGCTCTGATCGTAACGAATATCTCGCCTAAAGCGCTCATCCCTGTAAACTCCTCTCAGCTTGAATGGCTGCATCCCAAGCCCACGCAAGAACTTGACCGAGTTTTGGCCAGTTCAGTTGAAACGCTTCCGTCAAGAAATAGCGTGGCGGAGTGCGACTGGTTCCAAACTCTACCATATAGGCGTAGGGAGCCCATGCACCCACCTTCAAAATCCAATCCTCAACACGGTGGTAAATTGTACTTCGCAAGAAGCCAGTCCTGACAGGGCACATCCTAAAAGCTGCAATGTGAATATCTTCGCCCACACGCTCCAGACTACGTTGAACAGCCGTGTGCATTAAAGGGGGCAGCCTATCAAATGCCCTTTGTAGCTCTTCAATTCCTTCAACGTTCATTCCAAACTCGATGCTCAATGCAGTTTTGCCTCACGCTTCGCTTTATCCATCTCTTCCTGCGTCTGACGATCGACTTCGCCCAAAATAACAAGAAATTCCTGAATCTTCTTGGCTGGCTCTCTTGCGAGCTGGCTTGGTAGGCACTTGAACTCTGCACAAAGTCTGTACTCTGTGACGGCTTGATGGGGTTTTCCCCGTCTCATTGCCCTCAAGAGTTTTTTGATTCTTCAACCGTAACCGTGTTAAGTTTGTTTGCGATTCTGCTGAAGAGTTCGCCTAAACCTATTGGAACGCCTTCTTCTTCGCTTAACAATTTTTCAATGGTTACTGGTTTGTTTTGTGGCTGTTCTTTAAGCGAAGCATATATTGTTTCAGCCTGAATCGCTACGTAATCTGTTGTTATGACCATGCCTGTTTGAGGGTTATAGCGCGTGTATTTCTGCAGTATGCGGTTTCTCTTAGCCCAGCTGATCTCTTGGAAAACGTAGTGGCCAGCATACTCCTTTCCAAATCGTTCGTCAACTTCAACGCTTTCGGTTCGCATTAATGATCATCTCCATAATTGCTAAACGATTTTTGATTGCAGTATTCACGTCTTCAAACACTATATTTTGCATCCACTTGGGCAGCGTCAGAATGCGTTCTCCAAGCCTTTCCCACATTTGCATCCACTTTTTCCGCAGCTCTGCTTCACGACCGAAATCTTCCAAAAGCTTGACTCCAGCAGTCACTTTAACAACCTCAGCTTATCGCTACCTGTCTGGCTACAAATGAAGCTTTAAGAGATACCAAGTCTTCAACTTTAGTCGGTGTTTTTACATCTTCCCATTTGCAGTTGCTGAAAACAGCTTTGTTGCTTCCGCCTAAGCCAAACTCTAAGCTGAACTCCGTATCGTTTATGACATCATCAAACTCGTCTTTGCTTTCAAACTCGAATGTTACTTCACCTGTTAGGTTTCTGTGTCTATAAGGTAGATACTTCAGAACGAATCCTCCGGTGGTTCTTATCACTGGCACAGGCTTTAGGTTGTTTTCTATGTTGAATTTCCAGTCTGTTACACGCTCAAGTGCGGTTCCGCCCTTTTTAACGTAGCTTTCATAAAATGGAACGGCGCCTACCTGGTCTCCATAAGTTGCTCCTTCGATTTTACCTGATTCAGCCTCTAAGTCTTTAGCGAGAAGCTCAGCAGTTGCCTTAACAATGTCTTCTATGCTACATTCAACAGTTAGCTTATGGAATTTGCAGCCCATGTAAAGAAGCGATATGATGTCTGTTGCGGATGCGAACATTCCCTTATAATAGAGCACTTGAATGCTTAATGACTTATTTAGCTCTGCTTTGGCGTTTTGAAGAAAGTTTATTGGTGCGTCGCTTGGCAGTGGATAAGCGATTTTTAGACTTGCGCTTCTTAATCCCTTTTTGATGGCTTGTAAGTCTATGTTGCCCACTCCACGAACCTTTATGTTTGATGGGTTTATGGCTGGTTCAATGTTTTCCGCTGGAATACCGAACATGGCGGGGTTTGACGGTGTCTGTCCATATGTGGATTCTTCCACAAAATATATGCGTGTTTCATGCGCTCCATATGTGTCAACCATTTCCTCTTTTCACACTCCTTTTTTAGAATACTCCTCCAATGTCCTCGAAGGACCATGATTTCAGAAGAAACTCGGTTCTGAAGATGAAAGGCTTAACATCCACACGGTCAACATCCCGAAAACTAACAATGTCCAGGTATGTGATTCCGTTAACCGTGACCGTGCAACTTACACAATCAGAATAGAGAACTGCTACTGTTACGCCATCGCTCGGGTTTGTTGTTCTGGCAAGAAGCCAAACATACCCGTTATCATCAATGTAGTCAGTGATGGATGATGTAAGTGTAATAGTTATTGTTTCGTCTGCTCCGCCTGTTCCGCTCTGGGCCTGCTGCCAGGCACTCGCCACGTGATTCCAAACCTTTATTGTAACACCATTGCCTCCGGGAGCTGTGCCGTAGCCCTCAAACGCTAAAACAGTTTTTTTAACGGTTTTCTCACGACTCTCAACTTTAAAACGTAAAAGCATCATTGCATATTCAAGGTTAACAGATGTGCTTTTGGAATATCGTGTGTCGTCACTATACCATATTCCTTGATATTCCGTGTTTGTCAATTCCGTCCAAGCTGCGTTTCCAAGAACAAGCTCTGTTGAGGCTCCAGCTTGGAAAGCTTTATGCGGTTCGCCAGTTGGATAGCCTATGCCAGCGAAATTGTATTCCAACACATTAGGCCTGTTACGGTTCTGGTGTATGACACGGTTGATTTCTTCAACCATTTTTTGGCGCATGAGCCTTCCCGAGTCAGATGTTGCTGGGCGATCGGTTGCCCACGTGTTAACTCGGATTCTTCCTAAACGGCGACGTATCCTGCCGGACATCTCAACTTTTTCATCTTCACTTTGAGCTAAACCCACGGTTATTTGTCCGTCATAATTTTTGAAAAGTTCACGGTCATACCATTCCTTGCTCACGTAAATGTTAGCAATTGAATTATCGTCTTTAATCACTTTCATGTTCTTTTTTAGAAGCCTTATTGTGGTTGTTATGGAATCCTCATATTCACTCATTGACTAATTAGCCTCCGACAAACGTTTTTGTAATATTCTGGGTCTCCGTTCAAATCGAAGGCTTGAACGGTTAAAACCTCATAGTCAACGCCAGCGCGCCTGATTTTGTCGTGGAGACGTACCGGCACGAACGTGTAGACTGTAATGTGGTCTTCAAAGAGATAGCCGGGTTCGATCATGATTTCTCCTGCCGTGCCCATTGTCACGGTGCCTTTGATGCTTAAGGCTTCACTGTAAGTGATGCTTTCAGCTGCTTCTCGAATTGGATAGAGAATAAGGCTTTCTCCTTGCAAATCCAATATGCGTGTGAAGTTTGTAATTGGGTCTTGATAGTTGACGAATAGTTGTGCAAGCCAGCTCGTATTAGCCATGGCTTTCTGGGCCGTGATGGGGCTGTAATCCGTGAATAAAGGTCCCCAAGAAGCCAAGAACTCCTTTTGATACTTGTTAATGATTTGCATGCTTAAGGCAAGGCTTGGCTTATCATGTACTGCTCTAATCTTCCAGAGAATACCACTCGTTAGGGCATCATAGTAGGCGCATGCTGGAAAACGAGTTACAACGTCAATGTATCCTGGCCAGCAAATTGCGGGATTGTAAGCTGGATATTGCGCTGAAGCTCTGATTGTCTGTATGAAATTGTAAACTCTTTGACATGTTACGCTCCAGCCCTCATAAGTGTAAAGCCCAAGCAGCGCGAAGCTCATTGGGTCATCATAAACCTGCGTTTCACCGATGCCTACACGATGCCATTTTCCGTCTCCGCTCGGCTTAGGATCAAACCAAAGATACAAATCCTCGAAGCCAGAACGCAAAAAGCTGACCGCATCACTCATCATAGTTTCATATTTGCTTTTGTTGTCTGTGTCGTATTCGGAGAGCATTTTCAAGCCAATCAAATCGTACAGTTCCTCGCAGTTCATGGGCTGAGACCAATCATTATTTATCGTTACATAGCGAGCGAATCCGCCATAGTATTTATCGTGAAGGCCTAAGTTAGCGGGTTCATGCTGCATGTTGTAGAGAAATGTGGCTCCAGCAAGTTTAGCAGCATTAAGATATCCGACCGTGTTGGTTAAAGTGTAAGCTTTCAAAAGAGGAGGAATGCACCGACCAGCATCAATGCTCCAATACTCCGTTCCAGCTTCAGCGTTTTTGAATCCGCCATAGGCTTTTTCCATGTTGTCCGTGCACTGCTGCGTTAAGATAAAGTCCGCAAGCTCTGTTATTTTAGCAAGGATTTCGGTTTTGAGAGATTGGAACTCTCCAGCACTATAAGCTTCATACAAGAAATCGATTGCGAATGCTGCTGGAAAAGCGCCCTTACCAAAAGCTGGATCTGGTCCTTCAACCTTGCCATTCTTGTTAACGTAATAAGTGTATTGAAGATTATTCTCCATGGTTAAGACGTTGCCGTTTATGCTCGTAACCGTGTTCCATTCCGCGTGAGCATCATCCTTAATCTCAACTGGATAGTTAGCCTGAAATTTTGTACCGTCTGAAACTGTAACGTTTTTCTGGCCTGAAGGCGCATCAACTGTTATGGCTGTGGGAAGGACATAGAAGTACGGTGCATAATGCATCACGAAGTCATAGTAGCTCTGAGGAACAGTCGCCATAGTGGTCACTTCAAGGTTCCGGCTGATTCAAACAGTACTCGGCGGCCTTGATGATACCGCAGCAAGAGCCCTTGCCAGGCAAGGCGGTTAAGATAACCAGATTCTACGGCCCTGGCCTTTCGTGTTCTCTCACAAACTTCTGATGCTGAACAAGGCTTTCCAATCTCGATAACCGTCAGCAATGTTTTTTGAAGATAATCAGGCAAAGCGAGAAGAGTCGTGTTATCAATAGTAATCTTGGGGTACTTGTGCGCCTCAAGTAGCATATCTATCTTAACTTCCAAAGTATGAACTTCTTTTGCTAAAATTCTCAGAGCTCTCTGTATATCAGGCAATCCTTTCATATTTTCACTTCAAGATTGTCCAGGCACGGGGCGTAATGCATTATGAAATCGTAATAGCTTTGTGGAACGTTCACTTTTCCATCAGCTCATTTATCAACTTTTTAATCTCGCAATGACTGCAAACAGAATAGTCAGTAACAGAACACTTCTCACAGACAAGCTTGCTAAGCCGCTTCAATTTGCAAGAGTATTGCAAAAACTTCCCCGCCCTCAAAAAGCCAGGTTCATGGGTTCAAATCCCTCGAGACGATTCTTTAGGTTGGCGTGACTACTTCAACATCGTAGCCATTGTTGATAAGCTGCTGCATCTCAGCGCTTGTTAAAACTTGCTTGACACCATTCACTTTTGCAACGATATAGTTGCCTTTGCCTAAGACTTTGCTCATGGATTAATCAACCCGCCCCGATATGTCGGGACTTCGTCTTTGGCTGAAGCTTCAACAGCCTTCACGGGCAAAGCAAAATTCACCAGCACTCTGAGCAAGTCGTTGCGGAAGCCTTGAACCGCTCCTTCAAACGCAAGTCTTCCAATAGAAGCTTTTGTAATATAAAGGTCTCCGAGGCGGTAATCGAAAGCCCCGAGGAGCATGCCTCCGCTTGCAGCCACAAGAATACGAAGTGAAGCCAGATTGAAAGCAGTCATCTTAGCCCAATTATAACGCGGGTCCGTTGTGAAGAGATCCTGGCCCACAATCGAGTTAACATACAAATTTGCATAATCCACATGGGCTTGGAAAGCGGCTTGAGAAACGGGTAAGCCGAAAACCGTGTAGGTTAAGGCTGCAGAGTCAAACGTAGCGTTTAGCTGAGCCTGAATATCACTTACCGTAGCGTATTGAACCGTCAACTTTTGTACCTACTTTTCTTCCATGAGAAAAATTTATGCGACTAAAAAGGGGGAGTTTTTTATGGTTTATACGCAGGCTTCTGACTATGGCGTTGGAGGCGGGCCAGTTGCTGAAGTCTGCACTTTTTGACGATCCAGCCAGTCGGCATACTCGTTTGTTATGAACATCAGTATGGAAGCTCCGAAAACTATGCCTGCCACTTCCACTGGAGTCAAAGTGAGCCAGCCAAGCCCATAGGCAATACCCGCGATGACAAATATTCCCAGTCCGAAATATATGCCGAAAGTTATGCCAACCAAGAAGCCGTTTGTTATACAAAACATCAAGCCGTAATTGTGTGACTCTTTTATCCATTTGCCATATTCCCAGCTGATGCCTGTCAAGATACCATTCCCGAACACGAGACCAGCGATCACCGTTGGCGTCAGTGCAGCAGGAATGAAACCCAGACCATAAGCATTTGAAGCCAGAACGAATATGGCAACGCCGAAGAGTAAGCCAAGAGTTATGCCATAGAGTAGGCCTTTCGTCAAGTTGAATTGCAATGGCATTTTTCTTAATTCACCTCCATGAGGCTTTTATTTTTGCCACGACTCTGTTTCCCTCAACCAGCTGTGTGATTGAGGATTGAAACAAGACATGGAAACTAAGAAAATGGGGAAAAGAGTCGAAAAGTTCAAACTAATTCTAAGTTGTCGCCAAACCCGTTATCTTGCTGATTGCCTCTCCGCATGTAATAACCGGCGAAAACCTTGTTGTAAGCACTATATCGACTGCATCAAACTCTTTTTTGATGTCAATATCAGTCAACAGAGGTCGCTTTATGACGAAAAAGCCTAAAGGAGCGTAAGATGCGCTTAGATTTTGTCCCGTGCTAAGCACGTAAGCAGTGCCTACTGGCACAACATTGCTCACAAAAAACTGAAGCCCATATACTGTACCTATGGCGCCGCTTTGAATTACTGGCTCCCCATATTGCGCGTATAGCGAAAATTGTGGTAAATACTTTAGATCTCGAGCATTGATAGGGTTCACGAGTAGAGAATCCGCGATGAAGTTGTAGCTGGCAATTTTCGCGTCAGCCCAAAGCAGATCTTTTGTGCCGATGGCTCCAGTTATAGTAAACTCTGTGCCTGTGGCTCCGAGGCTCTTGCCCGTGCCAGCACTGCTACTACCAGCTGCAATATCAATGACGGTCATGCAGTCCTTGTCGATTTGATAAGCCATACGTCTCGCAAGACGTCGGAGCTGCTGTTCAATCACTGGAATGTAGAAATCTTCGATGGCTTCACGCGAAATCCTTTCTCGCAGCCCCTTCTTATAAGGGGTGACAGTTACGGTTGTTAAAGGTGTAAAGTCCATCGGAATTTCCGCTCCTTCACTGATCTCGCTGATGCCAATGCTTCTTGAACCTTGTTCTTTTGGAAATGTGGCTGTTCGTCCTGCAACAAGCGGAAACTCTGGTAATAACCGTTTTACGATCAGAGCCGGCATCGTCAATTCTATAATATGCTTGTGCAACGCGGGATACGCTATCGCGCCTGTGTCAACCCATGTAAAAGCATCACGAACCATAGCCATTTCAAATCACCTTTTACCAGAGGTCAATGTAGGCGGTGCCGCCGCTTGCGGCGCCTGCGGTTGCTTGACCTACGATCGTAGTGTTCAGAGCCGTGTTGTCTGTTACAAATCGTGTGCCATTCTGTGGTTTGACTTGATCTCCTGCAACTATAGTGCCATAAGCGATTACTCTGCAAATTCCTCTTTTCACAACACTAACGCTTTTGCCGAGTAGAGCCTTCGTAAGAGCTATACCTGCAAATTTCTTAGTGCCCGCAACGACAGTTGACCTTTTAACCGTCCAATCTGCGCTGTATTCGAGAACATCGCCTATGTTAATGTCTTCACCCGCGATAAGGGTTACAATGTAACGATCTGAGACAAGCGGACCTATTCCTTCTAATTGTGGAGTAGCCATTCAAAACACTAACCTTTGAAGGTTTGCGTCTGCAACATTCGATGAGCTTTGAGGATATCCTTGAACCAATCATAATTGCCCAGTACATCCTTCTGTATCTCGTCAACAGCCACGATGCCTTTCCCAGATGCTTTGCCAGCGTTTTTCTGAGTTTCAGCCTCAGCTCCCTCAGCTTTTGGCGGGAATCCTCCTGCCTCAGCTTCACCAGATTCTTCCTGTTCTGTTGGAGTTTGAAGCTGCTTAGTTAAGTCGCTGAGTTTCTTGCTTAACTCAGCTTTCTTAGCCCTCTTCGCCAATTCGCCCTCGACCTCAGCGATCTTCTTGCCTAAGGCATCAATTTCAGAGTCAGTGGCACCGGCGCCACCGTCTCCAATCTGCTTCTGCAGTTTAGTCACTTGATCTATCAGTTCTTGATAAGTTACTTGTTTGGGCGCCGATTCGCCTGGCGTCACGTTCACTACGCCTTGTGCCTGATGCGGAGAAGCCTTCGCCTGAGCATTCTGTTCAGACAAAGGTTTCACCTCCTCTTTTGCTTCACTCTTTTTGTTTTCAGGTTCTTGCAGCCCTTCAGGCTTAGAACCCACATCTTTGTTATCTTCCGATAACTGTGAATTTTGAATATTCTTTAAAATAGCATCATACTGAGAATCATTCATAGCTGCTGCAAAGCCAACGGGCTTAAACTCAGTATTCTTGTACGCTGGACTTGCTACGATGCTCAGCTCTCGCACTTTCGGCTTATGCACGATCTCCCAAGCTCCAGGGCATAAATGCACAAGCATACTCTCTTTCCGTGTAGGTTTCTTGCATTTGCTACATTCGACATCATCACTGTCAACTTGAACGCTAACGTGAGTGAGGTAGCCACGCAAGACTTTCTCAATGATCGCCAAGTCTCCAATCTCAGCCCGAAACCAAGCAGTATTGCCGATTCGCTTGCCCTCAGGAACTTTGCCGATCACAGCCATTGCGCTTTCAGCATGGTCAATGCGCATCTGTGCGTTAATCAGCGTTGACACGAAAAAGTCAAGGTCTTCGTCTGGAACTTGCCACTTGTTAGCGTTCACCGTAGAGTCGATAGCGACACCCTCTATGTTCATCAGCTTTTCTTTCAGAGCGTACTCTGCAGAAACGCCTTCTTGAGCCTTGAACGGAACAAAATATTGAAGCTGCATTTTCTACGTCACCAAAACTGCACGTTTACCCTGAGACTTGAACCAAGTTTCCTGGTACGCCCTAAACGCTTCAACATCTTCGAGCATGCTCTTTTTATTGTAACCTTCCATCTGTTTCTTCAGATTTTCAGGCAGCTTCTGATAATCAGGGTCTTTCGGATCATATGTTATGCGAATGCCAAACTTTATGGCTGCCCTAACAATACGCTCTGTTATGAAAGCCCGCGCTTTTGAATCCGAATAGGCTTTTCGATGATCCATATGCTGCCAATAAGTTATAGCCCCTCTGATATGCTCCTTGTCAATCGGGTAGTTGTAGCCCACGGGATCTGCAAACTGGCTTTCGGGTATATTTGCATAATCCTTTGGCTTAGTCAGACTTGCGTTTGATCCTCTCTTATATCCGTATTTTTTCTCGCGATTCTTAATAGCTTCCTCAAGCTTTTCCTGGTCTGCTGCTTCAAAACTCATTTTTGATCACTCTGAAACGTTTGAAATCTCAACATAAGCGTTAACGAATCTACGGCGCCACTCATCCCATGCCCTAAAATCAAGTAAAGTTCGAATCTGACCCTTCAAGTGAGTATCAAGCCACTGACGGACCTGCTCACGAGTCTTAAAAGTTTCTTTTTCAAACATGTAATTCTGAATCTCCCAACGGTCCGAACCCTTCACTTTGCCAAGTGTGATTTTGACGCCTTTCCCAAGCTCCTTAACTCTGAATTTTGAGAACTTGTCTGGGTTCTGAACGCGATATCTGAAGACTGTGGGGCCCTCGTCAATTCCCGGTATTTTGGTTCACCTTGTTTTGATATACTAAACATTTCAGGCATACAGCAGAATTGAAGCATGCACACGAAATGTTATGAGCGTGCGGACATGGAACAAAAACTATTATGTCTAAACGCATCAATTTGAAAGCCACTCGCAGATTGTTAACAGTCGCTTGAGAATCGCGCCTTTCACGTTTGCGTGGGGACGTTTATTATCGATGAAAAGTACGTATGTTTCACAATCCTGCGGCATCACTATACGCATCTTGCTGTTGTAATGATACTTGCTCCTGTCCATTTTTCCATAGAAAAAACGTCTGACCCGACAGAATAGACACGTAATATGAGGCCTATGCATACGGTTTGAATAGCCACATAAACTGTGACAGGGCATGCGGATCCGAATCTTCAATTTTCTACTCCTCGCTCTGTAACGCCTCAACAACACCGTTCACAGTCTTATCGACAGCCTTGCTGGTTTCGCTCTTGGGCTTGGCAGGAGGAAGCATGTTTTCAGCTGCTAACACTTCATCAGTAGGCTGCTCTGGATAGCCTA